CGACGCTGGTGCCCGTTCCGGTGATCCCACCGGGGCCGAATGCGCCCATGCTTACGTCGGAGATACCCATAGAAGACAGAGATGTAGAAACATCCGCCGTGGGAGAGACTCCCTGAGTCCCCATCTCTGCGACACTGGTGGAAGGGGATACCCCTGTAGCTCCACCAAATCCAAAAGCTCCTGCATCGGTGGGGCCCAAGGCACTATCGACGCCGGCAGCGGCATCAGCAATCGATGATCCACCAAAATCTGCGCCTATGCCGCCGAGCCCACCACCAGCAACACCGCCTGTATCGCCTGCGGGAGAACCAGATTCGCCGCCGAAGCCGCCACCAAATCCGCTATCGCCAACACTCCCGCCAGCAACTCCGCCAGTATCGCCTGCGGGAGAACCGGACTCGCCGCCGAAACCGCCGCCATAACCCCCGTCGCCAACGCCCCCGCCGAAACCTCCGGAAGCGTCCCCTGCCGGAGACCCTCCTGTGTTGTCTCCACCGCCGGGGGCATCACCGGCGCCGGCATCTTCGGCCATCTTCGGAACATTAGTGAGAAGGAGTTTTTCCCAAAGGAAAGACATCAAGCAACTCCGGCCCTCTGGAGAGACACATTCGCGCGAAGCTGCGCGATGTCCTCATTGGACTGCATGCGTTCACGGTCAAGCGCGTCTTTCGCCGCCAGCTTCTGACGGTCGAGAGCGATGCGCTCCTGTTCTGTCTGCGCTTTAGTCGCGACTTGCTGCGCCTTGATCTGCAGATTTTTCTCCTGCAGTTGGAGCAACGGATCGGGACCCTGCGGCTGCGGCTGGAGCTGCTGCAAAAGTTGAGACTGCATCTGCGCTTCCAACTGTGCAACCGCCGCCTGATACTGTGCGGGGTTCATCGGAGGCGGAGCCATCATCACGGGACGACCGAATTGATCAGTTCCCTGTACAGGCTGTTGCATCTGCTGCATGGCCTGCTGCTGCGCGAACAGAGATATGTGCTCGAAAATATGCGAGAGCAAAACGCCCTGAACTTGCGGCGAAGCCTGAATGAGCGGCAGCATATAAAACTGAGCATGAGCTGCGATATGAGCCATGTGGTCTTGTTCCGGGAAGGCCTGTAGCGGGGAACCCCCATTAGGAACAACAATCGACCTAGCATTTTCCTGCGCTGGCCCCTGCGGTTGTGGTTGCGGAGGAGGCGGAAGCAAGATGTCGATGTTCTGCACATTGAGCGCAGAGTACATGCGACGATACGCTTCGTAGAGATTGTGCATCTGCGGCGCGGCCTGAGCGAGGCGAAGCTGCTCTTGCGCGAGCGAGATGCGTTGCGTCATCGAATAGATGTTCGGATCGGACACCGGCAAGATGTCGATACGCGCATCAAAGTCAGACGCTTTGATTGTACGATCCGCATTCGGAACTTCATACGGATAAACTGGCGGCAGAGATTCCGCAAAAACTGCAGCGAGCAGTTTCAGTTCTTGGCCCTGCGCATAGTGCATGCGCTTGTGGACCGCCGACATCACACGCGAGCCGCGCTCCAAAAGCGCAATCGTGGTGCCTACCGGGAGCTCTTGGTTGGTTTCACCCATTCCAAGATCGCTCGTTCCGACAAACTTTTGTGCGGCCGTGATGCAGAAGCCGAGCAACTGATAGAGCGTTGCGCTCGGCTCTTTATACGGAAGCGGCAAAAGGTTTTCGCGCAGCGAGCCGCCAGGCGCATCGACATCGCGCCACTCACCGGGCTGCAACGGCGCGTCCTGATCCTGAACGCGCAAGCCTTTCGCTTTGAAACCTGCCGGCAAGTTCGAAAGCGTACCCGCGTCGATCAACTGACGCAGGATAGACGTGGACGAACGCGACAGATTGCCGAGCAAGTGGACAAGGCCGAAGCCGTAGAAGCCCATGCCGGGAAGAAACTTGTAGTGAACGAAGTACTGGCGCTTACGGCGCAGCGGATCGTCCGCTTTGTAGTTGCGGCGGATCGACAGGATCTCGCCACTCGATTTTTCAATCGTCACGATGTACGGCAGCTTGATGCCCGTCTCGACACCGTCCTCAAGACGGTCTTCGAAACCCGGCAAATCAAGATTGCAGTGGCATTCGAGCAGCGTGTACTCGTCCGAGTCTTCAGACGGCTCGTTGCCCGTGATCTGGTCGATCTTTTCCTTGATCTCGTCCGGTTCAGACGCGCCCGGCTTCGACAATTCGATGTCGCGATAGACGCCGGCCACCATCTGCTTGCGCAATTCGTTCGCCGAAATGCGAATGACGTGCGTGACACGCTCCGCGGTCAGCAAATCACGCGCCGTGTACGGGACGATCAGGTCTTGCGGCAGCACATAGGGGCTGGTCGCACGGCCGAGGAAGCCGTCATAGTACACTTTCTTGAAGGCCGACCCGCCATAGCCCACGTAGTAGAGCATCTGGTCGAAATCAGGGTCGTATTCCTGCATTTCGTGCGTGATTTCGTAGTTCATGTAGGTACGAACACGCTCGGCTTGCGCCTCTTTCTCCGGTGTCGCCGCACCGATGATCTGTGTGCGGACCGGACCGCCCGGAGGAAGCAATTCTTTATAGGCTTGCGCCTGAAATTGGATGACCGACTCGTTCAAAATCGGGTGAACAACGCCAGATGCGCCATCAAACGGCTCAGTGCGCTCTTCGTACTGCAGGCCAAGCAGCGTCAGACCCTTTTCATAGGTGTCTTTCCACTCTTGCCGGCTCGAATCGTCGTCTTCAATGAACGAAACAAGCTCGGTTGAGATCAAACCGAGGTCTTTTTCGTCGATATACTCGGCCAAATTGGCGCCGAACGGGGCGTCTTTGGGGTTCATCTCCCCCGAATCAGGGCCGAAAGTGATGGTGACCCCACCATCCTCGTCGTCTTGGATCTCAAAATCGTCTTCTTCGTCATCGTACTCCGGACCATCGTCCTCTTCCGACTCGATATCGAGATCTTGATCTTCCGGTCCGGGCAAACGACCCATGTTGTCTGGGTACATCGCCTTATCGACGTTGTTAAAGGGGTCCGTTGCCATCAGTAATACACCCTGCGACCGACATGCTCGGTCCGTTCTATCACATAATCTTCAGGATGGGTAATGAACCCGCCCTGGCGGAAGCGCATCAAGGCCTGAGAGGCCGCGTCGCAATGGTCATCGTGCGCCCCAAACGGAAACGCCGCGATTTCCTCAATCACCTCTTCTGCCCAAGAGGTATCGGGGTACCACACAAGCCCCGCTTCGAAGAGCGGCGCGACTGAGTTGAGGCGGCTGAACTTGTCATTACCACGCGACGGCGTGTAGTTCACGACCGGAATGCCCATATTGCGCAGTTCCTGCGTCAACGGCAAGCCCGCGGCCTTACTTTCGATCAAGACCGTTTCCGGGTCCCAATATTGGTACTCTGAATAGGCCACGCGCTTGAGGTCAGGGAACTCCCACCGACCCTTCTTGGCGTCGAGCAGGATGATATTCGCCGGCCCATCCTCCCGTGGATAGAACACGCCCCACGTTTGGATGGCTGAGAAGTCCGCCGTTCGTGTCTTGAGGAACGCCGTATCGTAGGATTGCATGACATAGTGCAGCCGAGGCACCTCTCCCTGCTCCCACTTCTGCCACCACTCCCGCTTGATAATCGACGCCGCATCCGACGTCGGTTGCTGCATGTACTGCGCTTGCCACTTCGACAGCGAGATCGAAGCCTTGATCTTCTCCAGCTCGTCAAGCTTCCAGTATTCCGGCCAGAGCGGATCGCCGCTTTCAAGAATAGCCGGAAACTCGACCACCTCCCACTGGTCCGCCTTCGGATCCATGGCCTGCTGCTTCAACAAGCGCGCTGTGATGTCGAGTTCGCCCCATCGCGTCATCACGACGATGATCGCGCCACCCGGCTGCAAGCGCTGACGCGGACCGGCCTGATACCAGTCCCACGCGTTCTCTAGCGCCGTGGGCGATTGAGCGTCCTGTTCTGAGTGTGGATCATCGACAATGAACAAATCGGCGCCGCGGCCGGCGATGTTACCACCGACACCGGCTGCGTAGTATTCCCCGCCGTCGTCCGTCTCCCAGCGATACGCCGCCTTCGAGTCCGACCGCAGCTTGGCCTCCGGGAAGACCATCTTGTACTCATCCGTCTCCATCAGGTTCTTCACCTTGCGGCCGAACCGGATAGACAGATCCGCGGTATGCGTTGCCTGCATGATCTTCTTGTCAGGCATGCGTCCAATGAACCACGCCGGAAACAGATACGAAGCAAACTCTGACTTCGTATGGCGCGGCGGCATATTGATGATCAGCCTTTTAAGCTCTCCACGAGCAACCGCTTCAAGTTTTTCTGCCACAATCTTATGATGCCGACCGGCGATGAAGTTCGGCCAGATAAAGCGCACAAAATCCAGAAAGTTATCGTGGGCCTTGGTGACTGTTTCGAGGCGATTGGCTCGTTCGAGGAGCTTGGCGTATTTACGGAGTGCATCTTCAGGAACCGTTGTCGGTAATGCCATGCCTTAACCTCTGCGGCCCATGGGTCGTAGCATGCTGAAATCGGCCTCTCTGGGCTTGGTCGATTCATAATAGTCCGTGATCGCAGAGATCATGCGCTGACGTTGCGAGCGACTTGGTCCTTGGTCCATGGACGCCTTCTCACGCATCAGTGCCAACTCCTCTGCATTGAGCGCGGCAATCCCTTCAGCGTCCTCGGCCATTGGCATCCCGAGAGCGTTGGCAAATCTGCCAACATACTGCGGCACCGAAGTACCCGTCACGTCCGACGCTTCACCGGCCTGGGCCATGGGCCGACCAGAGAACCACATGCTCGCCGCATCATAGGGGTTTCCGGTCTGTTCAAGGTATTGTCCGAACTTTGCCCGAGCGACGGCGTCCTGCGCCTGTTTGTTTTCAAGAAACTGCTGGGGCGTCATCGACTGGCCGAGGACCTCTTTCGTCCAAACAGGGATGTTGAAGTCCATGACCTGATAGCGGCCGTAAGCCTGATTACCGCTCTCGGTCCGTGGTCCAAGGGCCGAGTAGTTATTGCCGCTTTCAATGCTACCAAGAGCATTCAGATAACGCGTTAACTCAGCCAAAGGACGTATCTCCCAAAACACAAAAAGATCTGCTATACCGCTGCGGCATTATAGCAGGAGTTCTGGCGTTG